TGTATCCCGCGCCGCGATTTGAGAATAAAACGCAACTATCTGGGAAACAGGCGTTGCAAGGCAATTGCAACGCCTGTCCGATTTCAGATTAAAGAGGATTTTAATCGTTTGACCGCCGGGGCTATGTTCCGCTCGTCAGCCTCGATGCCGATGGCGTAACGACCTGAGAGGCGCGCGGCTATCAGCGTTGAACAAGACCCAGCATAAGGATCAATCACAAGATCACCAGGCTTTGTCGCCCGCTCGATCAGCCAGCCCATGAGCAGCACTGGCTTCTGGGTCGGATGGATGCGCGGCACGCCTTTTTCGCTGGCCTTCCCAAACCCATTCCAGTGGTGCCGGAAGATCGTGCGGTGGCACCTGAAACTGGCCCAGATGTCCTCGAAGTCTCCGAGGTCGTTGGTATGGCATGGCCCGACCTCGCAGGCGGCTTTGCCGCCGCAATGCGGACATCGCTTGTCCCATACCATCCACGAGCCGCCCGGAGGCAGACGCTGGCAGTAGTGTGTCGCGCCGAACAGGACGCAGCGGAACCGCAGCAGGTGGGACGGATCGAAAGGTTTGTCGTCCCCCATGATCTTGACGGGGTTGTGAGAGTGAACCCAATTAATGCCGTACGGCGGCTCGCTGACAATTGCGACATTTGCCGACTGAGACACCGCGCCGAGGACATCTCGGCAGTCGGCGTGAAAAAGCGCGACGCGCTCGTCGCGGTATACGGGAACGGATCGGATAGCGTCCAGTGCCCTAAGCATTGGAGTTTGCATGGTCTTGTCCTTATTTTCTACGCTTGCCCCAACGCAGCCGCCACGGGGGCGACGGGCTTGGCAGGCGGTTATTTCGGCAGGTACCATGCCGTGATCGTCCGGAGGCGGCAACCTCCGGAACCTCGCCCCCACCACTCGGCAGGGGCCTATTCTGAAAATGAAAAATCATGGACGCAATTTACTTGGGACACATCCATCCGGATGACAGTGGGGGCTGTCTGCGGCGATGAGTAAGGGACGGATGACCACGGAAGGATTGAGGATAGAGCAGACCACGTCGGGGTGATAAGGGATGGGTTCCGTGGCACCCACGCATTGGCATAACCGTCGCCTCGATCTGTTGTTGGCAGGAGGACGGTCTTCCCGATAGATGCGTCAGACCATCCCGTGACGGGGGAAAACGCGCTGGGCGCGGCGCTGGGAATCAGCACCACAAAGTTTGTCGTGTTCGCCACCCCAAAAGGCGGCGTGTATAAAGACCGTAGCCGGGCGATGCGCACGAAAGCCCCGATCTGCCAGAATCGCATCGACAGTGAGCTGTTGAACCACCGCTCTTTTGTTACCGAAACAAACACTTCCCACGATGATGTGGAGGTGGGCGGCGGCATGGATACGGAACCTGTCAGCTCTGCGCTCGGCAAGTCGGGATACTCCGTGTATTCCGCCCCTTCAACCTTTTCCGCATAGGAAGTAAAGGTGGCAGAGGCAACAGGAACAACCACTCGCGTCATGGCCGTCAAAGCCACCTGCAAGTCTTTGAACAGCCACGGGCCTGCAAGGTCCCCCGTCTCCATCTTCCCGTAGCTCCATCCCGCGTATGGCGTCCACGGATCGGGAGCAGCCCCGCCCTCTGCGGCCCTGCGCCAGTAACCTGATTGGGTGAGACCGGCGGCGGTCATCATTGCCGAGACCGAAGCGAAATTAGCGGGGAGAGACGCCTGCCCTGCCAGAGTGGCCGATGCGAGGCTGAATGATGTGGCGATTGACTCGATGCCGACCTGCATCGCCCGCACGAAGTCATACACCCGCACACCCTCGCCGATCTCGGCCACGCCTAGACGCGTCTCGATGCTGTCCGCGCCGACCACCGTGGCCCGCCGGTTAAACGCGACGGCCAGTTGCTGCGCGACCGCCAGCGACTGCCAGCTCGTATCGGTCGTAATCGTCGCCCACGCCATGCCGACTCCTTACCTTATTGCTTGAGGTATCCCCGGTCGAGCGCGAGGACGAACGAATCTGTCTCCGGCTCGGTGATCTGCAGGAGCAGGCGGCGGTCGGAGGGGCTGTAGGCGACCTTTTCGACCGGCTTGATGTCGACGAGCGTGGCCTCGGCCTCTTCGCCCTCGCCGACTGTGCGCGTGCGGAGCTTTGCTTTTAGGACGAACTGTTTGCAGTAGATGTCGATGTCCTCTTCGGTGACGGTGCCGCTAGTGCCAGCCTCCGGCTCCGTTGCAAGCACCGATGCGGTCTGAGGGACTCCATCTGAATCCACATAACTGATCTCGCGGAATTTGGCCACCTCGCCTTCCGGTAAATCTTCGTCCGGATTGATGTCCACATCAGCTCCGTTGTCGCCGACAAACCGCCGCCGATGGATGTCCGTTACGTTTCCTCCGTCGCGTTTTGCCGATGTGTCCGCAATGCCGACATCGCCCTCCTCCAACTCGACGCGGAGGTAACGGGAAAAGGCGTAAGACCTCGCGCGATTCGTGCGGTACCACGCTACGCGCGAATCGAGATCGATCCATGTCGGCACACCGAACTCGATCTCCGTCACGCCGGCGTCGAAACGCTCCGTCACGCGGCGTATCATGGCGGCCATCGTCGTCCACTCGGTCCGACCGCCCGTGAGGTTGATGACTTTCCCGGGCTCAACCGATCCGCTGCACTCATCCTCTGCGACGGACACCACCCCGTCGTGATGCAGCTGCTGCCACTCCTCCCACATGGCGGCGGCAATGCCTTCAGGCGCGGGCTCGCCCGGATCAAACGCCGCCGTCGTGCGATAGGTACGCGTCTCTGCCGATGTCGCGACAAACTCCAGCGTGAGCGTCTCTTTACGCCGCTCGACCACGTCATCCTCGCCGTCGCGGTTGATCAGCGTGACTTCCGCCGTGACAGTCTGGCGCTCCCAATCAACAGGCATCCAGCCGTAGATGGCTCCCTTGAGCAGGATGTTGACCAGCTCGGTGTCGCCGGAACGCGACCAGCTCTCAAGCTCAATATCGATGTCCGCAAAGTCTGCCAAGCGCGGGATATGCTGCTTAATAAATCCGATCCGACCGTCCATTGTCACGGGGATCGCGGCAACCTCGATGTCCTGCGTTACGGTCTGCCGTGAGCCGCCCTGGAGATCGTAAACACCCCATATCACACCAGCCTGCGCAAGGCGCGCGCGGGTCTCCGCCGTCGTCTCCCCATCGATGACCGGCGCGTAATCGATGAACGACTCCAGATAGCTCTGCCCGTCCGCCTCGCTCTCACGCTCGTAGCAGATCGCCACGGCGGTCGGCTGCTGATCCTCGCGCGGCTTGATGCGGATGCCCAGTTTTCCCGCGACGCTCACGCTCACTGCGGGAAGGCTCTGCCGCGTCGCGACGCGCAGGCGCGGCAGGCGCTCGCTGTAGTCCACCCAGCAGACGGCGTGCGGATGGTTGGCCAGCGCTTTGCAGATCGCGTGGGAAATCATGATGACAACCTGCTCGTCGAACGGCGGGGTGAAGCCCGCCGCGATGTCCCCCGGCTCCGGCTCCGCCAACGGACAACCCGCCGCACGCGCCGCCTGCACGCACTGCTCGATTTGCTGCCCCGTGCTGATCCGCGCACCGGCCTCATCGCAAAACAGAATCACGCGCGGCTTGGTGACGGTCTGCTCAAGAACGGCCCAATCCTGCCGCATGGGCGTCTCGTCGAGCCACCCCCAGATCCCGCGCACCTCAATCGTGTAGGTCTCGGAGGCTTCGCACACGCGCTCGTAAGGCTCGACTCGCCCAAGGAAAAGCAGGCGGGGCGTGCCGTTGTCAACGCGGCGGAAACGCAGCAGCGCGTGGTAGGCGAAAAGCTGGTCGTCCGTGAACGCGGTCGGGCCTGTGCCGCGCAGTGTCAGCATGTCCACGCCCGCTACAACGCGCGTGCGCTCCGGCTCGCTCAAGCCGAGTTCGGCCAACCCGAACCACACCTCGCTGCCAGCGTCCTCCAGCGCGAGACACACCTCGTATACCGTCGCCATCCGCTCACCCTCCCGGCTGCCTGCTTCGCGCCTCGGCATCCGCCACGGTCTGCCGCAGCCGCCCCGCCTCGCGCATCATGTTGTGGAACACGTTGTGCATGAGCCCGTTGATCTCCGCGAACTCCTGCATCAGTTGCCTCGCGGCCTCATCGGTCAACGCGCCGCTCGTCGCGTTTTTCACGGTCTGCCCGCCGCCTGCGGGAGCGGGAGCGGGCCGCGTCGCCGTCCCGGCGCCTGCCGCCGGTGAACCGCCCGCCGCGCCCATCATCGCCCGCGCATCGGCGATGTTCGACCCCCAGACGGCGCGCACGTCCACGCCCGTCCGCCCCGCGATATTCCCGACAATCCGCCCGCCCGCCGATTCCATGCGCCCTCGGCTGGCCGCGAAGTTCCGCGCGGCGTTGGCGAGCGCCGCCTCGATGTCCGCGTCGCGCGACGCCGTCGCGATCTGCGCGGCCTGATCGAGGCTCAACCCGCCAGCCCACTCCTGCATGCGGCGCTGCCGGTCGCGGAGCTGCTCGTGGCTCATCTTCGGGGCGGGCCGCGTGAACTCCTCGGGCACGCCGAACGCCGCCGCCTGCTCCGGAGACAGTCTGATGAGCTTGCGCAACGCGGCCCGCCGCGCCTCTTTTTCCTCGTCCCGGAACGGCAAATCCATCTTCATGAAGTCCTGCGCCAGCGCCGCGCTGAAGATTTTAGCCAGCGCCACCATCACCGTCCCCAGACCGCGCAGCCCCTCGGCCAGCAGCGTCACGGCCATGTCGATCAGCGCGCCGACCGCGCTGGAGATCACCCCGCCGAGCGTCGCCTTTGACAACACGTCCACGGCGGTCTGCACGCCCGCCACCAGCCGCGTGACCACCTCGGAAACGGTCGCGGCGAGCGTGTTGAGCAGACCGGAAACGGTCGCGGCGAGCGTGTTGAGCAGACCGGAAAAACCGCCGCTGTCCCGCAGCTTCTGGAGCCTCGCGGCGATGTCGTCGATCGCGGGGCGCAGCACGGTGTCCACCTGCTCACCCACATCGCTCACCAGCGTGCGGAAGCTCTGCCACAGGCGCGGCCAGTGGCCGATCTGCGAGTTGACTTTTGCGTATGCCGCGTCTACGACCCCGACCGCGTCACGATAATGCAACAGATCCGCTTGAGCGAGTTTCGCGTTCTTCCCTGTGAGCGCTAAAACGCCGGTAACGTTCTCTTTGCCGAAGGCTTTCTCGATCGCAATGTCCGAGTAGCCGACGGATTCGGCGAAACTTTCGAGTGCGTCCTGCAGCGTCATGGTCTTGGCCCAGCCGTCGCCCATCTCGCCGTTGAGTCCGAGGATCGCGTTGCGGATCTGAACCATCGCCGTGGCGGTCGGCAAGCCCTGCTTGGTGAGTGTCGAGGTCGCGGCTAAGAGCTGGTCGAGCTCGACGCCCATGCCTGCCGCAGCCGGAGCCGCCTGCGCAATATAACTAGCCATCTCAGCGAAGGTCGTCCCGCCCTTTCGGACGGTCTGGAACATCTGGTCCGCTACTTTCGCCGCGTCGCCGCTTTGGAGACCGAAGGCGTTAAGGACGGTCGTCAGGCCGTCGACGATGTTGATGACATTTGTGCCGTCCGCCACGGCCACCTTGCCGGCGAGCCTCAAGAACGGTATAAGCTGGTCTTCCGACACGCCTTTACTGAGCGCCTGATACCAGCCTTTGCCCAGCTCCGACTTCGCGACGCCCAGCTCGCCCGCGAGCCCGGCGACCTCGCGGCGCAGCCGCACGAACTCTCCGACGCCCGTGTCCATCATCGTCCACGCCCGCGCGGCCTCGGTATTCCACGTCACGAATTCGCGCGTCGACGCCGCCAGCGCGCCGACCGTGCCGATCGCGACGTTGCGCATGCCGCGCAGCGCGGAGGAGACGCCCGCCGCCGCAACCGAGCCCGCCCTGCTGATCGCCGCGAAGGAGGCCGATGCCGCCGCGCCGAGCCCGTGCCACGTCGCGCGCATCCCGGCCACCAGCACCTTGTGGCGTTCGGCCCATTGGTGCAACGCCGTTGCAGCGCGGCTCAAACCCGTCATGTCCGCCAGCGCCTTGATGATGATCCGCACGTCTTTAGAGGCCATTGATCGTCTCCGCTAAAAGGTCGTCCAGCGCCTCGGCACCGGCCTCTTGGTAGGCGCGGTCTTTCGGCAGCACGCTTTTATCCGCCTTGTGTTCGGCGCTCTTGAGCAACAGGAACAGCACGCGCACCATGCCCGCCGGGCCGCGCCCGGCCAGCACCGCCTTGCCGGAACGCTTCGACGCCACCACGAAGAGCTTGCCGAACTCCCCGGGCGTCTTGCCCTCCGCCCCGCTGCCCGGCTTGGGCACGGCCAGCGCGCGGATCGGACGCCCCGTCACGAGCGAGATGCGCCCGCTCGGGCGCACCGTCCCGCCGTAGTAGCGCAGCGCGAGCCCCTCGTGCGCGATCGTCACCGCCGCGCCGCCCGTCACGCGCTCGGCCACCACCGCGTCCGCCGCCCGCAGATAGAAGTTGTGTGCGATCCCGGGCCGGTGCCTGCGCCCCGCCAGCCTGCGCAGGTGGCCGCGCGTGAGGTCGCCGCACGCCTCCGCCACCACGGCGGCGGCGGCGCTCCCCTGAAACGTCCACTGCAGCTTGCGCAGCAGGCCCACCGCGCCCGAGCCGTCGAATTTGACATTGATGTCCAGCATGGTCTATCCTTTCTCCGACCGCAGCAGCCGGGGCTTGCGCGGAAGCAAGCCGCGTTTCCGGACGTCAACCGGCGGGGCGGTCTTTCTTTTTTTCGGCCCACATCGTTTTGAGTTTCAGGCGCGGATCGTTCTTCCCGTCGGTGAGCTGGAAGACCACGCGCTCGCCGCCCTCCGCCACGAACATCACCGTTTCGCCTCCGCCCGAACGCGCCGGTGCGGCGGGCTGCCAGCGGCCCGCGCCGCGCACCGTCTCAGGCACGCGCCCGATGTCCTCCGCCGTCACGGGCCGCTGCCCCGCGCGCGTCTCGCCGCCGTGCGCCTTGAGGATGTGCCGCACGTCCGAGGCGGACACCTGCATCGGCGTCTCCGGACGCAGCTCCCTGCCGAGCGCCTCGCCGATCGCGCGGACAGCGGCCTCCGGCGGGAACCCGAACGCGGCGGTCGCCTCCGCGCCCTCAAGCGCCGCCTCCACGACCTGTTTTGCCGCCGCCGCGTCCGGAGCCACCGCGACGCGCGGGACGCCGCCCCGCCCCGCGTAGACCCGCGCGCGGTCGCCGAACGCCGCCGCCCACGCCCGCACCACCTCCATGTCCATGCCCGCCGCCGAGGCCGATGTGACGCGCCCGTCCATCGGGTCGCGCGCGGGTTTCGGGAAGTTGCGGCCCTTGAGCGCGCCCGCCGCGCGGGCCGCGCCCGCCCGCACCTGCCGCAGGCGCATGCCGCTGCGGTAGTCGAACGGCGTCCACGGATGCCCGAAACGGTTGACCGCCGGATGCGTCCAGACGCGGTCGTTCTTGAGCGCGACGAACGGCCCCGCGTCGGAAAGCGCCGCCGTCGCGGTGGTCGTCTCGCCCAGCTCCCCGCGGGCCGTCTCCCAGCGCTCGCGCCAGCGGCGCGGGTTCATCCGCGCCTCCGCGCGGAAAAGCTCCTGCGCGGGCCACACGGTCAGCAGCGCCTCATCCTGCTGGGCGCGCCACACGGCATAGCCGCGCGCGCCCTGCTCCTGCATCTCGATGATCAGGTTCGTCCGGCGGTCGCTTGAGAGGTCTTGGAGCCCGCCGCGCTGCGCCGGATCGGGCGCGTAGCCCAGACGCGCCAGCCGCAGCTTCATCGCCGCGCGGATCTCGGCGGGGCTTTTTTTTCCGTCGAGCAGCGCCGTGATCTCGCGCTTCGTCTCGCTCACATGCTCCGCGTAGATGGTGCGCGCGGAAAACACCGAGCTGTCACGCAGCGCGCGGGGCACGTGCTCTTCGATCTCGCGCGAGCTGAGCGATGTCGCGACCGCCCGCTTGCCCGCCAGAAACCTCGCCGCCGTTGTGATCAGGTCTGCCATGTCCGCGCCCCGCTGAAAAAAAAGTGCGGCGCCCCCGCCTTGCGCGGCGGGGGCGCCCGGATCAATTGCCGAAGCCGAAGACCCGCCCGCGAACCGTCATCGGCACCGCGTTGGTCGGCTTGCTCACCGTCACCTGCAGGTCGCGGACGAGCGGCCTGCGGATCTGGTTGGTCGAGACGTTCGTGCGCACGAACGCCACGTCGCCGGTCACCACATGCTGCTGGAGCGTGGTGATCTCCGCCAGCCTCGTCGCGCGGCTTTCGCCGCCGCCCGCCGCCAACGCGAACGTGTCGAGCGGCAGCGCCACGCCGAGGTCCAGCGCGGCCACCGCCACCGCCGCCGTCACGGCGCTGTCGTTGTGGAGCACGATGCGGTCGATCTCAAACGCCGCCGAAACCATCGGCACGGACTGCGTCACCGCCGTCTGCCCCGCCGTCAGCGACACCTCGAAATCCAGCGCGGCCGGCCCCGCCCGCGAAGGCAAGGCCAGCAGGCCCGCCGCCGCGAGAACCCCCATCATCATCATACGTCTCTTCATGTTGTTCCTTTCCCCGGAGGCACCATGCCGCCGGAAATCATTTCGCCGCGTTGTCCAGCGCGTCCGCGACTTTCGACGCGCCGCCCGTCGCGATGGCCGATGCCGCATCGAGCGCGGTGTCGCCGAGCGGCAGCGTGGTGACCGGCGTGCGGTTGCCGGAGCTAATCGTGTCGGCCCCGCCCTCCACCATCTGATCCTGCGAGAGGATGTTAAGAGAGCGCGGATAGGCGTTTTCCGACATGGACTCCGGATCGTTGAGGTTGACGTTGATCACGCAGTCGCGGGCGTTGATCTGCTGGCAGCGGGTGCGCGTGAGGCAGCCGCAGAGAAAGAGACCGATGACGAGCGCAATCAGGAAGCAGGCCACGCGGTCGACGCGCATGCGGCGCACCGCGACGTAGGAGGCCACGCCGCCCGTGACCAGCGAGCCGAGGCCGGTGAGCAGCAGCGGCAGGTTGGCGGTGATCCAGTCGAGCCCGCCGACTGCGGCGAGCAGCGTGGGGACCATCGCGCCGACAATGCCGATGGCCGCGAGGATACGCGTCCCGGCTCCGGTGACAGCGATCTCTTTTGAGTCTCTGGGTTTGATGTTATCCATTGTCTTTGTTCCCTTTTTTTCCGGCGGCGTAACCTGCGGCTGCGGCGAGGGCTGCGGCACCCGCCGCAGCCGCCGCGCCGAGGGGCGCGCCTGTGTTTCCGTTGTGAGGCCGTGCGTCTGTCCGCGCCGTGAACGCGCGGCGCGGCGCGGAGATTCGGACTGTGCCGTCTGTCATCGTCTCGACCAGCTTGCCGTTGGCCAGCATGGCGGTCTTGACGCGCGGCAGGGGAGGCCCCATGCGGCGCACGGCGTTGGTCTCGACGGCGGCGGGCGCGAGGATGCGGGCCTTGGCGTGGCCGAGCGCGTCGTCCTTGGCAAGCGCTCGCTCGTGAGGCGGCGGCACGTCGGGGACCGGGGGCGGCGGGACAAGCAGCTCCTCGGCAAGCATGCGTTTTGATTTGAGGACGGGCGTGTAATTGGTGCGCACGGTGCCGCCCGCGTAGTAGCCGACATAGACCAGCTCGTAAAAGCGCGGCGCGTCGTTGGTGCCGACCAGCTCGATGCGCTCGGGGTAGTAGATCGGCTTGGGCTTGACGATCTGCGAGTCGCGGTAGGTGCCGTCTGACATTTTGTCTTTGTAAAAGACGGCCTCCTCGGTCTCGGACATGCGGATGCGGGAGACGGCGACGGGCTGGGCCGCTGCGGCGGCGGCGATGAAACAGAGGGTGAGGACTTTGGTCATCATAGCTCGTAGACTCCGTTGGTGACGGCTGAGCCGTCGATGATGCACTGTTGGGCGAGCCCACCTTTGTAGACGACTTGCACGCGCCCGCCGAAATAGCTGTCGGTGCCGCTGAAGGGCAGGTACTCGACCTCGCCGACCTTGACGCTGATGCCGCCTGCGGGGACGATCAGCGGGCTGTCTGGCAGCCCGAAACCGACCTCGTAGGCGGGCTTGTAGTGGACGCCCACGCCGCCGGGCGGCACGCAGAACTCGTAGCGCACGCACGGCACGCCGTTGACTGCGACCGTGGCGGGGAAGTCGTTGGTGACGCAGACCGCGCGGACAGGCCCGCCGCCCACGTCGAACTCTGCCACCATGCCGGGCGCGAAGGCTGGCTCTTGGCTGAACCAGACCCACGCGACGATGTTGCTGCCGCCGTGCGTCTGCGAGGTCTTTTCGCACGTCGCCGCGATGTTGTGGTTGATGTGTCCCGGGCCGCTGCGCGGCAGGTAGCTGGCGATGTAGATGAGGCGCCTGCTGGAGTTGGTGACGACGGCGGAGACACGCGCGAACTCGGCCTCGGCCTGCACCACCTCGTTGGAGGTGGCGGCGACCACCTCGCGCGAAAGGCCCACGAACGCCTCGACGACGGCCTGCTCGGTGGCCTTGGCCAAGACGCCGGACTCATCGATGATGACGCCCGAGCGCAGCACGCTGACGAACTGCCCGACAAGCGTGCGCTGGGTGATCGACTTGGCCCCTGCCCACGCGCACCATCCGACGAGCAGGCCGAAAAAGGTGCGCCGCCCGAAGCTCCGGGCCCACCAGCCCGCCGCCCGCGCGACGGACGGGAGGCGCACGAACGCCTGCCCGACGCCGATGAGCACAAGCAGCCTGATGATGTCCTCGCTACTGTACACGTACGCCCCCTTTCCAGCCCATGGTGTTGGTGCCCTCTGTGATGGTGACGGTGATCCCCGGCACGCCGTTGACGGCCACGCCTGTGTTGACGGGAAGCGTGACCTGATTGGTGCCGACGCCCTCGATGTCGGCGTAGACGCGGAAGAAGGCCTGCGTGCTGTCGACGGGCATGCGGACGGTGTTGCGATAGGCCTCGTAGAGCGTCGAGCCGACGAGCACCTCGCCGAGCGAGACACCGGCGGAATCGGCGAGATCCCACTCGTTCGACCGCCCGACGCTTTCGGAGGTGCGGACGTACGGCCAGACGCCGGGGTCGGACGTGAAAAACGTCCACAGATCCCAGTACGCGTGCTCGACGGTATTGCTGGCCAGAGACAGCCGGATGATGGAGGCCACGTTGTTGGTGTCCGCCTCGATGCCGGGCGTGAAGGACTCCACGAACAGGCGGATGTAGCCGGTGGCGTTGCGGGCGGCCTCCAACTGCTCGATCTCGCTGATCCGTGCGTCGATCATGGCCTGCGCGGACTGCACGGCCTGCGCCTCCGCGATGGCCGCCTGAGCGGTGGCCGCCGCGTTGGCCAGCCCGGAGACGGTGGCCGCGACGCCGGTCGGCCACATCGAGCCGTCCGGGCGGATCGTCAGCAGCTCAAGCAGCGGGCCGTGCACGCTCTGCGCCGAGGCCGCAATCGACAGCAACACAAAAAAGGACACGCGCTTAATCATCACTGCACCTCCCACACCGTGAAGCTGCGGTTGGAGACCACCACGCGCAGCCAGTCGTTAGATCCCTGATCGTAGACGAGCCAGCCGGTGACGCTGTTGCTCGGCATGTTGTTGCGTAGCGGATAGCGCTCGTCCGCCGTCTGCATGGAGAGCAGCCCGGACACGTCGGGGATGAGACCCGCGACCTCGGCCACCTGCTGCGTCGAGGCAAGCCCGGACACGTCGGGGATCTGCGCGGCGACGGCCCCCACCTGCTGCGTCGTGGCGAAATCGGCGAGCGCGTAGCGGGTGGCGTTGGTGGCGAAAACGCTCACAAACTGCCCGGTGGGCGTAATCACGGCAAGGCCCTCGGCGGTTGTCCCGTCAACCGGATAAAGCGTCTGAGGAAACTCCACCGACGCAGACCTCCATGTCGCCGCAATGTCGTATTCCTCCCCGAAACTGGATGTGATTTCCGCACGCCCGTCCGGCAGGTAGTAGCCGCGCATCCAGTCGTCAGGATCGACCTCGACCTCAAATGCTGTCGCGTAAAACGGGAACTGGGCTACCAGCGGTACGGGGAAAAACGGGGGTCTGAAAGGGTCCATCTGTGCGCCGAGAAACTCGATGTCGCACAGACTCACCAGAACGTTTTCCACCCGCCAGAGCGTGGCGGTGCCGCCGTCCACCGTCACCCAGCTATTCGAGTCCGCCGACACCAGCCGCGTGGGGTCAGCGGGAGGCGGCAGGGCGGCGAGGGCGGCAGACACGATCCCGGTGACGGCGGACGGCGTGGCCGCGCCGATCTGCGCGGGCGTGACGGCGTGCGGGTTGTCGGTGCGCGAGACGTGCTCTGAAATCGCGGCGGCGTTGGTTCCGTCCGCCGATGCGCGGGACTGCGTCTCGGCTTGCAACGCGCCTGCAAGCGCGTTGCTGACCGCCGCCACGTCGCCCGTAGTGGCCAGCCCGCCGGGGAGCAGCGGGGCGACGAGCGGGGCGAGTTCAGCCGCCAGCGTCGGGTACGCGGAGGGCGGCGGCAGCGAGGCGGGGTTGAAGCCGGGGGAGGCGTTGACTCGCATCGTGCCGGACGCGCGGTACATGCGGCCTCCGCCGCCGCCGACGCCGAGGAAGAAGCTGTAGGCCGCGGCCCCCGCGTCGTTCGTCGGCCCCCACACCGCGCGGACGCGCCCGGGCACGGCGGAGGTCTCGCCGGGCACGCTCCACCACGCCGACGCCATCCCGTTGGTCTGCCAGTAGAGCCGGACTTCCGTGTCCGCGCCGAACGCGAGCGGCTCGCCGTAGGCCGTGAAGGTCGGCTCGAACGCGAGCGTCTCGCCCTGCCACACGCCCACGCTCTGCGGCACCGGTCGCGAGGTCTCGGCGATCCACCGCACCGGCACCTGCGCGCGCAGCCCTGCCGCCGCGCACACGCACACCATGATCCGCAACGCTCTTCCGTGCCGCATCATCACACCACCTCCACCCGCCCGTAGCGGAATGCGTAATGGATCTCCACGGCCACGTTGCGCACCACCGGGCGGCAGGCGGCGATCGCGCCGTGGAGTTTGATCGTCAGCGCGCCGTTGGCGTAGACCAGCCGCGTGAGCCCCTGCACGGCGAGCGTGTGCTGCGCGGCCCACGCCTCCGCCGCCTCCGCCGTGGCGAACGCGCGGAGCGCCGCGAAGCCGCGCGTCGCCGCGTGGTTCTTGCGCGGCAGCACGAGCGCCCAGTCGCTGCGGGTCAGCGGCCACTCGTCCACCTTCTGCTGCGCGTCGTAGGCCTGCTCGCCGAGCGGCCCCTGCGCGTAACTGTCGGTCGCGGCGCCCGGCCCGTGCACGAGCGCGAGCTGGGAGCCGCCGGACGAATCTGTGAGGGTGAACGTCATGCGCTGTCCTTTACGCGGCGATCGACACCGCGAACACCGCGCCCATCGTCGTGGACGCACCTTCGCCGGTGAGCACGCGCGAGGCCTCGAACGTCACTTCCCCGGCGCGCGGCGCGTTCGCGCCCCACACCGCCGGGCCTGCGGTCATCACCGCGTCGTAGAGCGTCACCACCAGCCCGCCGGAGAGCCCGGTGATCACGAGGTTCTGGCTTTGCCGCATCGAGGAGCCAAGCTCCAGCCCCTCGGGGCGCAGCGCGGCGGTGAGCGCCGCCGCCGACATGGCCGAGGGCTTGCACGTGGCCTTGACGCCGACGCCGCCCACCTCGTAGTCCACCGTGCCGATGCCGTCGACCACGATGGGGTTGAGCGCCAGCTCGAACGCGATCTTCCAGCCCTCCTCGGTCGCGATCGCCGTGCTGCCCCACACGCCCGCGTAGGGCACGGCGATGATCTGCGCGTCGTTGAAGGTCTCCGCCCACGTCGCCGCCTGAGGCGTGGTGTAGAACGCCCCCGCCGCCGACCGCGCGGTGTTGTCCTTGATCAGCGCGGTGAACGCGGCCTCGCCGAACGCCGTGCCGCGCGGGCTCAGCGTCAGGTCGGGCATCTTGGTCAGCGCGGCGTTGGGGAACTGATGCTTGACGCCGTCCGTGCCGTGGATGAGCAGCGCCTTGTCGGCCGCCGGGAAGACCCGCGCGCCGATGACGGGATTGCGGAAGCCCGCCGGATAGAGCCCCGCGACGAGATCCGCCGTGATCCGCCCGGCGGGCGTGAAGGTGATCTCCGCCCGCGCGTCGGACAGGCGCGGCGCGCCCTCGCCGTGCGTGGAGACCTTGGGCCGCCACGTGTCGAGGGTCACGGCGGCGTTGATGTCCTCCGCGCTGAAGATTTTGAGCGTGCCGTCGTAGGTGAGGCTTCCGGGGCCCCGCTGCAACGACGAGCGTGTGATTGCTGGTCCTGCCATGATGTTACACTCCCAGCGCCGCCGTGAAGGCGACGCGCGTCCTGAATACAAGCGCGTAGATCACGACCGCGCGCTTGTCGTCGCGGTCGTAAATGATCTCGTCGAACACGAGCGCGCGGCCCGGCTCCCACGCGTGGTGGTGCAGGGCCGCAGCCGCCGCGACGGCGAGCGAAATCGCGGGCAGTTGCCTGCCGCCAGCCCCGCGGTTGAGCGCGGGGATCTCGGCGACCTCGACAACGATCTCCACATCGGCCTGCGGCAGCGGGTCGTTCGGCGCGGCGCCTTTCGCGCTGCCCGTCCCGACGGTGACGCACAGCCCTCCGCCCTGACCGAGCGCCTTATCGATCTCGAAGACGAGGTTCTGCCTGTCCTCGGGGATGATCGGCACGCCCGCCAGCGCGGGGAGTGCCTCCAGCCTGCGCGTCACCGCCGCGCGGAGATCGTCGAGGTTGCCCATGCGGTCACGTTCCTTTCGCGAGGGTCACGACGATCACGGCGTCGTGGACGCCGTCCGATTTCCGCACGGTCGCATGCGCGAACCCTGCGGCCTTGAGCGCCTCCGCGACCACGGCGACGGGATCTGCCGGGGCGGGTGTGGCGCGGGTGGCCTTGGTATCTTTTTCTTCCGACATGTTCAGAGTCCTTCCAGATCGCGGCGCAGCAGGGGCCGCTCCGAGCGGGTCACGAGTTCGGCGGCGGCGGCTTTGGCATCCTCCGCCGACTCCGTGCCCGCTGCGGGCAGCTCCACCGCGAACGCGCCGCGCGACACGTCGCGCAGCAACGTCTCGGCGGATTTCGCGGCATCCTTGCGCGTCTCGTTAAGGTCGATCAGCAGGCCCGCCGTGCGGCTGTAGAGTTCCACCACCAGCAGCGCCGCCGCCGCGCCGATCAGGCGCTCCGGCAGCGTGCCCTCAGGCCCGAGCCGGTTGGCGGGTTGCGCGGCCACGTGGCCGCGCACCCGCTCGGTGACGAGCGCCATGCTCTCGGCCACGGGGTCTGTGCCCTCCGCCGCGCGGGCACGGATGCCCGCCAGCTCCGTCGCCGAAAGCCGCGTGTCGATGTCGGATTCTCTGATCGCCCGCCAGGCCATGCCGGATCTCCTTAGCTGATCGTGTACTTCGACAAACCCACCGTGCTCGTCACGGCCATCTTGTTGTACCGCTCCAAGGTGATGGCCCAGAGCTTCTCGCTCTTTTGCATCACGTAGACGCGGTGTTCCGTGCCGTCCGCGCAGGGCGACCAGAACCGCTTGGTGTGGCTCGGGTCTTCCGGCCCGGCCCCGTCCTCGCCGTAGAACGCCACGACGTAGTTGCCCCCGCCGAGGCGGCTCTTGTTGGCCGCGTTGGAGAGCTTGACCCGCGCGGTGACGTTGATGCCGCGCTGCGCCCCGCAGTACTGCGCCACGAGGTCGGGCGTGGTGAGCGCCAGCGAGGCCACCGCACCGGCTTTGTCCTGCGCCCGCATCGCCGTGAGGCGCTTGCTCCACGCCGCGCCGAAAAAGGCCAGCCGGTTGGGGTTGAACCCGATCAGGTCGCCGCTGCCGTCCACCAGCGCGAGCAGGTCGCCGTCCGGGTCCGCCGCGTTGTCCCACGTCTTGGCCGTGTTGCCCGCGCCCGCGATGAGCATCGTCACGCCTGCCAGCAGGTCGTTGCGCACGCACCGGCGCAGCAGGCGCCCGGTGTAGAGCTGCTGCCAGTCCGGCATGTCGCTCACCTCGTCCATGTCCACGAACATGGTGAGGCCCTTGTTCGCGGTCTTGGCCTGCTGGATCGACCCCGAGTACTGCACGCGCTTGAAGTCCGCGCCGATGCTGCGCTCGTCGTCCGTGTCCGTGAGGAAGTCCGCGCTCTCGTCGTGCTTGCGGAACTCGAAGCGCCGCCCCACCTGCACGGGCGGGAACAGGAAGTCCAGCACCTCGCGCATGTTGGTCGGGTCGCGCCAGCCCTGCGCGTAGGTCGTCAGCTTCTCGCTGAAGTGCGTGTTCGCGAACGAGGCCGCGTCGGCCATCGCCACAAGGCCGTGCGAGGGGTTCGACACCTGCGTGTCGATCACCGCCGCGACGCCCTGCATCATCATTTTGCTCATGTCGTTTTTCCTTTTTGTGTGATCCGTGATTGATTGCGCTTAGCCCGCCACGACGACGGGGTAGGGCGTGCAGCCCTCGTACTCGAACGGGATGCCAGCGGCCCCCGCCGCCGTGACCGCGCGTCCGGTCACGTAATAGGTGCCCGCTTCGGCCGGCAGTTTTTCGGCGCGTCCGAGCGCCGTCGCGCAGATGCGGTCGTTGACCGCGACCGCGCCCGCCGCGACGGCCACTTTGGTGCCTTCGCTCGCGCCGGGCAGCTCCACGCCCACCTCGTCTTCCGCCGCGTCGGTCGCGTGCGTGGTCTGGCCGAGCGGGCACTCCGTCGGAGCCGTGGTCACCGCGACGTGGTTGTCGTCGGAGCCGGGCTTCACGAACGCGCGGAACGCGAGGGCCGCGTCGCCTTTGCGCGTCAGCTTGCCGGTCGCGTGCGAACCGGCCTCGTTGATCATGGGGATCAGCTTCTTCATGTTCTCTCTCTCTTTCTTTTTGTTTCCCGACGCAGGTGCACTCACTGTGCCTGCTTCGGCTCGTCGAAAAGCCCGGGCATCGCGTGCACCACGCTGGCGAACGCTTTGTCGTAGTCCCCGCCGAACTTCGGCAGGGCGGCGTTGACCGCCTCGTGGATCTGCGCGCGGCGGTCCGCCGCGCCGCGTCCGCGCGCGGCCACGTCCGGCGCGTCGCTGGCGGTCTTCATGAGCGGCGGCAGCGCGCCGACCTCCTTCGCGCGGGCCGCGAAGCCCTCGCCCGCGTTGACCATGTCGCTCACGCGCGTCTCGGCGTGCTCCTGCAGCACCGCGCCGCGCGCCACCGCCGCGCCCACGATGTCGCGGGCGTGCGCCTCGCGCGCCGCGTTGAGCTGCGCCTCAAGCTCCGCGGACCGCCGCGTGGCGGCGTCGGCCTGCGCCAGCAGCGCGTCGCTGTGCGCGAGGTAGCCTTCCACCAGCACGAAGGGATCAGCCGCGTTGGGCAGCGCCAGCCGCGCCGCGTCTTCAGCGGCCCAGCGCGCCTCCACGCTGGCCTTCATTTTTTTGGCGGCTTCGATCAGCCGCACGACAGCCGTCACCGCGCCGTCGTCATCCGTGATGCTTTCGTCGCCCAGCAGGGCGATCAGCCGTTGCAGCAGGTTCATGCCGCTTCCTTTCCCGCCCCCGTCCGCGAGCGCCGCATTGACCATCGGGGGCATCGGCCAGTTGGGCGTGTTGGTGAGGCCCGCGCTGACGATGTAGCGGGGCTCGAAAATCGTCTTGCCGTTTTCCGTGCCGGTTTTCGCGCTGAGGAAAAACGGCGAGAAGAATTTGTACGCGCGGCTGCCGACGAGCTTGGCGCCCGCCTCGGTCCACTCGACGCGCAGGTCAAGGCTGTTGGAGGTCGCGCGGAATTCCCTGATCCAGCCGACCGCCTCGGGCTGGTTCTGCAGCCACGCGGCCTGCGCCTCTTTGCCCGCGAGCACGTAGTCCGGATGGCCGATGTAAAAAGGCAGCCCCGCCGCGCCGCGCGGGTCGGACGAGGCGGCTTCCGCGCACAGCCGGATCAGCTCCTGCGCGACCGCCAGATTCATGCGCTGGATGCCGCGCGTGCCGTCGCGGTCGTAAGGCACGTCGCCGTACGGGATGCTGATCCACTCGGGCGCGGCCTGCGCGGCCCCGTCCGGGAGCGCCAGCGCGTTCATGAGCTGCGCGAGCCCGGCGGGCCGCGCGTCGTTGATCGTGATGTAAAGCGTGCGGGTCTGTCTCATCATGCCTCCTGTGGTGCCGCGGGGTTTGCGAATCCTTCGGCCAGCGCGCGGGCGGCGCGGTCCGCCAGCGCCCCGGCCATGAGCCCGCTGTCGTCCGCCGCGCGGAAAAGCGCGGGGGCGGCGGCGGCGAGGCGCTCAAGCTCCGCCTCCATCTCGCCGTCTGGCAGTTGCAACGCCGCTGCAAGCCGCTCGCGCAGCGGGGCGAGATCCGCCGCCAACGCCGCAAGCACCGGATCGGGACGCGACGCCCCGGGCGCGGCGGCGTTGGGCTGCGCCGCGACGCGCGGATCGGCGGAGGCGGGTCGCGTCGCCACCTCGTCTTTCTCGTCGGGGGTGGCGCGCCCGTAGCGCTTGCGCAGATCGCGCTTGCTGATCTCGACGCCCCAGCCGATGAGCTTGTCGTCGATCTCCAGATCCTGCTTGGTCTGCGGGTTCGGGCACTGGATCACCAGCCCCACCAGCGGGCGCACGTCGCCGAGCGTGTAGCGCAGCACGTACGGCAGCAGGCGGCGGTTGATGACGCCCTCCACCATGCCCGCGTCGTCGATCGTCAGCAGGTCGGTCTCGCCCTGCTGCAGGCTCGCGCCCGCCCCGTTTTCGGAACTCATCGTCGAGAGGTCAGCCCCGCGCCAGATGGAGGTCATGCGGCGGTCGCAGCGGTCGACGAGTTTGGGATACGGCAGCTCTCCTTTGCTGCTGGCGTCGATGGGCTTGATGTCCACCTCGCTGCCGGTGAGCATCGCCCAGTCCTGCCCGAACGCCGCCAGCGCCTCGCGCAGGTCCTTCCAGTCTTCCGAGTTTTTCTGCGCGGGCGTTTTGCCGTGCAGACCGGGCACGACGTAGCGGTGGCAATAGATCAGCCAGTCGCGCAGCGGCAGATGCTTGAACAGGTAGAGCGCCAGCGAGGCCACCGCCAGCCGGTCGGGACACGCCGTGACGAGCCAGCCGCCCGGCTCCAGATCGATGCCGTCGTACGCGCCCTCGTGCGGCAGGAAACGCAGCCGCCCCGTGCGCCGTTCGAAAAAGTCCAGCGGCACCTGCCGCAGCTCGGCGGAAAGGCCGGAGAGCGACGGACGCCAGATGATCTCCTGCACGCTCCAGCCGTGGCCGACTGCGAGCATCATCGCGCGGACCAGCGCCTCGAAGCCGCCGCTCTGGTCCGCGTCCATCGCGTCCGTGTAGTCGATGCCGTTCAGGAACGCTTCGAAAATCTCCTTCTGCCGCGCGGCCTCGGCGCTGTCCTCGGTCTCGACGATCTCCCACGCGAGCCGCGAGACGGCCTTGGCGCGCTTGGGCACCACCGCGCTGAGCAGATCGTCGCGCACGCGCACCTCGTCCCATAGCCGCGCGTACGACCGCAGCTCGCCGGCGCGGAGCTGGTTGAGCGCCGCCGCCAGCGTGCGAGGCGTCAGGCTGTCGAGCGGCGACCACAGGCTCATCATGTGCAGCGACACGCGGTCCGCGCCCAGCGCCGCCTCGGTCTTGGCCCCGCCGAATGTTTTGCCGAACAACCTCACAGCAGCACCTCCCCGAACATGCCGATCCCCGGCAGCTCGCCTTCCGCCATCCCCGTGATCCGCCCCGCGCCCGCCGAGCCCGCCCGCGCCGCCGCGCCCGCCGCCACGGTCTCGGCGAGCCGGGCGTAGGTCGAAGCGAGCAGCAGATGGTTTTCCACGCCGTCGATCCAGTGCTCGTCCTTGCCGTTGGCGTCGCGGACCTTGCGAGCGCCGCAGAGGATATGCCCGTGCAGCGTGGCGACGGCGGGCTGCGCTCCGGGCGCGTCGGTGGGCAGAAGCCACAACGGTTCGGTGCGCAGCTTGCCGTCGGCCCCCACCTGGGCGACACCCTCATCGGCCGTGAGCAGCTCATAGACGACGGTGTCTATCGCCTCGTCACGGTTGCAACTGATCACGGGATACACCGAGCGGTTGTCGGGCGTGATCCGGCACGCCTGCGTGATGCCCGTGCCGGGCTTGCCGGTGAACTCGACCGCCGCGCACCGCAGGCCGCGCCACTCTTTGCGGGCGTCCGACCACCGCAGGTTCTTGATGACCACGTCGCCGCCCGTCCCGGCCGCCTTGTTTCCGAACAGGTCGGCCGGTATCTCGTTGAGCAGCAGGCAAAGGTCGCGGGCCAAGTCGCGAAGCGGACCGGCGTCGACAAACACGCACGTCGCGCCGAGCGTGTGGAACAGCGCCGGGACGCGGGCGCGGACCGCTTCGGCCGCGATGCTCTCGGCCCACACCGTGCGTTTCCTGCCGTCGGCCGAAACCTCGCGGCAGGTGAACCAGCAGCGGTCGCCGGTATCGAGCCCGCAATAGCGCTGCAACCCGGCCGCCGAAGGGGCGAGCGAAAAGAACACGGGCTCGACCTTCGTGGAACGCGACAGCACCTCGGGCGTGACGGCCTGCGCCGTGCTCTTCGGAATGGCGAGCCGGTCGCACGCGAACGCCTTCATCGCGTCCGGATCACGCACCGCGTTCTGCCAGTCGGCCACGAACATGATGACCGGCAGGCCCGAGCAGCAGAGCTGCGAGACGCGCACCGACCACTTGCGGGCCCTGATGCGGTCGGGACGGCGCGGCTGGTAATCGATCCGCGTGCGGTCGAGTCCTGTTCCACATTCGGTGCAGGCGAAGTGGTAGGAGCCCGTCGGGCTGAAAGCGGTGTGGTTCCCTTCGGCGTCAAGGAAGTCGCCCTCGGCTGTCAGCCACGGATTGAGCGGACCTTCGGGCCGGTACATGCGGCAGATTTTGGGCCACGCCTCTTCTGGGTTGTGGCGCTTGCCGCAATGCGGGCAGGTCAGCCAGCCGACGTGTTGCGTGCCCTCTTCAAAGAGCTTGTTCTGCCCGGCCCCGTGATAGCGCTGGGTGCCGATGGTGACATGCAGGCGCAGCAGCGAGGCGGTCATACGCCCGACGAGGAACTTCGCGTTCGCGTCCTTTATGTCGTCCTTTTCGTCTTCGATCACGCAGTCGGCGGAGAACGACGTGGGCACCTTGGCGTTGATGCCGCGGATGTACGACATCGCCGTCACCTTGCCGTCTGTCAGGAGCATCGCGCCCTTGCGGTCGGCAGCCTTGCCGGATGCGTTCAGCGCCTTGCCGACTTTCGCCATGCTGGCCAGCCACGGGATCTGGTCGATGACCTCCGGGCGCTCTTTGCCGTCCACGATGCCCTGCACGAGGTCGTCGTCCGGCAGGGCATAGTACGTGTTCATCCCCTTGACTGCTGCGAGGTAGGCTTTGAGGTGCAGGCCGATGATGGTCTTGCCGAACTGAGCGCCGCCGCAGACGTCGATGCACGCGTCCGGCAGCACGAGCCCGGTCACGTCCACGCACGCAAAAAGCATGTCGCGGATCGGCGCGGGAAGATAGGAGGTGTCGTTGCCGAGCACGTGGTCGATGAGGCCGATGACCATGAGGAGCGGCTCGCGGCCCGCCGTGCTGTAGGGTTTGTATTCCGAGCCCACGCGGACGCGGGCGTGCCGGTGCATGAACTCGTGGAACGTGATGCCGCGCGGCACGGTGACGGCCGGGGTTTCTGGGGCCACGGCGGCTTGCAGCTTCTGGCGTATGGAGGTGCGCTTCTTCACGCGGCACCCCCCAGCGCCGCGAGGAAAGTCTTGAGCGCGGCTTCCGCCGCCGCGTTGCCCGCCGCCTCGGCGAGCAGCGCGTCCACCGCCGCCTCGCGCGCCGAGCGCTGTTTCTCAGCCAGCTCGCGCTCTTTGAGATCGTATGCCAGATACGCCATTTTCTGCTGCGCGGAGAGGTCGCTCATCACGAGGTCGAACTTCATCGCCCGCAGCCGTTCGCGCGTCCGCCCGTCGACATCCGCGGGCAGCGCCGCCACCTCTTCGTCGCTCGCCAGCACCGCCTGATCGATCTTCCACGTCGCGATGTGCCGGTTCACCAGCGTGAAGACCGAGCCGTTGCTCGCGCCGACGCCGCGCGCCTCGAACCACGCCAGCATCTCGTCGTACGACGGGTTTTCGGCGAGATACCACGGGTAGAATTCATCCCGCAGCGCTTTCCCCATCCGGCTGTACAGACTGTTGGAGTTGATCTTCATGCTTGACTTTTCTTTGCCGACCTTCCGAAACTTTCGCACTGCGAAAATTGTTAGCCGTCGGCTAACTTTCCGCCGCTCACAGCTCCTCGTAGGCCAGCTTCGCGGCCTCGGCCTTGCCCTCGGACGTGATGCTCCACAGCCAGCCGCGCAGCGGCTCGTGCCGTTTCGCGGCGAGCTTCTGGCCCACGAGCCCATCCATGGCGGCGCGCACGTCGTCGGGCCGCGCGGAGGGGTCCACCGTGATCTGGAAATCCGTCACGGCCTGCTGGTCGCGCACCTCGCGGCCCTTGTTCGCGTCCAACACCAGCAGCAGCCGCTGCTGGTAAATCTCCAACACCTTGCCCGTGATCATCCGCCCTCCTCCTCTTCGTGCCCGAAGTCCGATGCGTTCGCCCGCCCCTGCGCCATCGCGATGCCGATCAGCGTGCCCAGCTTGCGGTTGGTCGCCATGAGCGACTTGAGCGCCATGTCGATCCGCCGGTGCGTGTCGATCGACCGCGCCTCCGCCTTGCGGTCCGTCTCCTCGATCGACTTGCGCAGCGTGTCGATGTCGCCCTTGATCTCGCGCTTGAACGCGTCCAGCTCGCTTCGCGTGGCGTACTTGCCCGCGACCTCCTCGGCCAGCGGCGGCTGGCGCGCGGGGCCCTTGAGCCGCTGGAAAAAAGCCAGCGCCTGATTGAGCAGCGGGAACGCCGCCAGCGCCCCCGCGATCCAGACGAACCCCTGATCCAGCTCCACCGCCATGCCGATGCCTCCGCGCCCCGTGCGTCCTGAAAAAATCCCCCGCGCCCGGCGGCCCGGGCGGCAGGGGGGCGGGGAGGAGCGAGCTGCCCGCCGGTTGCCGCGCATCATACGCGGTTTCCGCTCCTCGCGCGCGCGCACGAGAGGCACCGCGCGCACAGGCCGCAGAAATCGCGCCGCGCGAAACATTCGCGCGGTGAATGTTGTTAGACGCGGATAACTTTCGCAGTGCGAAAATTTCAGAAGGAGCCGGGGAGGGGGGGCGGGGGGGCGGAAGAAAGGAGGAGTCAGGAGTCAGGAGTTAGGAGGCGGGAAACGGGGAATGAGCGACGCGCAGTGAGCGGCGAGCGATTGGGGCAAAAAAAAGCCGCCTTGCAACGGGGGTGCTGGGCGGCGGGTGTGGCGGCGGCCGGGCCTATTATTGGGTTGCCTGCCCGACGTGAAGGTGGCAATACCCCGATGGGTTCGTCGTCCGGTTCCGGCAGCGCGCGCCCTTCTGCGTGACGCCTTTGCATTGCACCGCCGCCGCCAGCGCGGCTGCGGTCAGCAGGGCGATTCCAGACACGATCACAGTCCTTCTCATGTGCTCTTTTTTTTGTTTACGGTTTTAATTCCGGATTCATGCAGCGGGCAACATCGAGATTATAAATCTCCCATATCTCGGTGAGCTGATCGGCACTCAATCCGCGTTTGTTTGAGACACGGGCAACAGCGCGGTGGCGGGCTTCGGCCATTTTTGATTTTCCCGCCAGCGGATCGCGCCTCAAAACCTCGATCTGCTCATGATCGATTTCCAAGCAGCAATCGGAGGCAACCGCCGCCATATCACGGGCCGAAAGCCCGTGGAGCGTCGGCCTTGGCGCCCCGCCAAAATAATGAGGATTCAGCTCAACCGTCATCTTGTACGTGGTCCGCCTCGGATCGCTCAACCCGTCCAGCGCCCTGCCCCAGTCGCCCTCGGGAGCCCACACGCATTTGCCGACCGTGTACGGCCACGCTTTGGCGGTTTCCCCATCTCGCATCACCGCCACGCAAACCGCATGCATGCCCGTATGACGCTGCACAACATCCTCCATCGCCCGCCTGACCTCGTTGCTCCCCTGCCCGTCCGGCACGGCAATCCACACGCGGAGCCGCTTTGCGCGCCCAAAGTCAAACCGCTCGCTCTCCAGCTCAGAATACAGAGCCAGACCATTTGTCTGCCCCGACGCCATACAGACCGCCGCAAGGGCGGCGCAAATAACCATGCGTGTTCTGCTTATCATGTCGCCTCCTTTTTCAGACCACTATACTGCATCCGGAACGCATCGAACGCCGCCATCAGGCGCAATACAGCCGCAGAGCGTTCGTCGAGCATTTTATCAGCTTCTACGAGTTGCTTCTCCAGTTCAACAACCCTCTGTAGCAACATCCCACAGTTTTGGCAGGTGGCTACTGAATGTCTACCCGACTCTTTTTCTAGGCTACTTATCCTACAAAGAAGTTTTGGGCTCGGCTTTTTTGTCCCGACACGTACAAACCCGAGCATAGAGCGACTAATCATCAATCTTTTAGCCAACTCCCCCCAGTCGATACCGAGGCTGAACCTGAGCTTGTTCAGCCGCTCATTCATGTCTACTATTTTGCTACTTTCCATGCTTGACACCATTGCAACCAAATTGCTACCATCCGCCCCGTTGGCACAACGTGTGCAATCAACGGTTAAACGGTAGCAAGTTGGCGGAGGTTTGGCAATGGCGCGAAAAGAGAGCGATGTGCTGGTGATCCGGCGGCGGCGGGTTGAGCGCTGGCAGAACATCAACGCGGCCGCGCGGCGGCTGGGGGTGACCGACACGCAGGTGCGGCGGCACATCAGCGGCGAGGAGCCGAGCGTGCGGCTGGCGCGGCGGATGGAGCAGGCGGGCATCGTCGTGGAGCGGTAGCGGCTTTCCCGCGCGGCGGTTCCGCGCGGGGCAAAAAAAAGGAGGAGCGGGATGAGTGAGACAACTGGTCAGTCGACAGTGGGCAGCGGGCAGTCGGGCGGTGAGGAGGCGAGGGTGGTGGTCAGTCGGCGGGCGGGGTGCACCGGCGTGTCGGCGGCGGCGCGGAAACTCGGGATCACCCGCGAATACATGTGCGCCATCGCGCATGGGCGTATCAAGCCCGGCAGGGCGCTGGCGCGACGGATCGCGGCGACCGGGGTGCTGGACGGCCTTTCCCCCGACTGGGCGGCGGTTCCGGCGCCGCCCTCGCCTCCGCGCCGCCCGACGCTGACGCAGGCTGAGCGTACCGCGATCGGAAAAAACCAGCCTGCGGTCGAGGAAGAGTATTTCAGGGTTGCGGACAAAGATTACAGGCGGTTCAGGGATATCGAGCGGGCAGCGGTGTACGTCCTCGGCTGGATAGACGCGGCCCTCAGCGACGGATCGAGGGTGTCCGTACGCGGAATGCTCGACTCGGCCCGCGCGGAGTTAAAGTCCGCGCTCAAAACCTGACAGAAACGGCATAACGATTTCCCGCGCGGCGGTTCCGCGCGGGGCAAAAAAAGGAGGAGCGAGATGAGTGAGACAACTGGGCAGGCGGCGGTGGCGGAAACCACAGAGGGCACGGAGGTCGTCGTGATCAACGTGCGAGATGTCGGCGGGACGTACCGCGCCAAGGCGGTCGGGCGCAGGGAGCTGGCGACCATCCTTTTGTCGTTGGCACGCGGACGCAGACGCGCCGGGCAACGGAAGGCGGTGGCGAATGGATAAGTCAACTCCTGACTCCTCCCTCCTAATTCCTCCTTCGCCGCAGGCTGCGGCGGTGGTGCGCGAGCAGGGCGATGACGGGCGGTGGTACGACGGGTACCACACGGATCTCGGGTGCCGCGGATGCGACGGGGACGAGGATGACGATCTGTGTTTCGGCAATCTGCCGGAGTGCATGGGGAGGACGGACGGGCTTTCGTTGGTCTGGCGTCTGTCGGCGGACCAGACTACAACTCCTAACTCCTCCCTCCTAACTCCTCCCTCGCCGCTGGAGGCGGCGAAGCGTGCGGCGGGCGATCTGGTGGCGATGATAGAGGCGCTGCCGCCGAAGGAGGCTGCGGAGGTGGTCGAGGCGCTGAAGTGCCGGATCATGGAGGCGATGCTCCGGCACGCCGAAAGGACGGGGGAGGTGGCACCATGAGCCTTGAAACCGGAACGATCAGCTTCCGCATGTTCTACCTTCGCGACGACGCGGCGCTCTGCTCGATTGACGCGCTGGCAAACCTCCAGCGGGCAGCGCTGCCGGATCTCGCGAGCGTGGTCGGGGAGAAGGCGGACGGATGGTGCGGGCCGCGCCACATGATGGATCGCGACCTGTCGCTCGCGAACATCGCGTGCCACGACTGGCTGCGCCTGAATTACGTCCGAGCGGTCCGCAAGGTGCCCGAGACGCTGCTGGTAGCGGAGTGCAAGGCCGAGGAGCAGGCCGAGCTGAAGGCGCGGGGCGGTGACTTCCTGCCCCGCGTGGCGCGGGCGGAGATCAAGCAGCGGGTGCGCGAGGCGCTCATGGCCAAGGCGCAGCCGACGCTCAACGGCATCGGCGTATGGATCGACTGCGCGAAGCGGATCGTGCTGGCCGAGGCCACGACGGACGGTAAGATCGACCATCTTTGCCCGGCGTTCAAGGCGGTGTTCGGCAACCTTCCGATTCTGGCCACGCCGGAGACGGCGGCGTTCGCGCTGCTGAAGGCGAACGTCAACGACCTGCACCCCGAGACCTACACACCCGATTCGCGCAAGGAGCCGAGCGCCGAGGTAGCCCTCGGCATGGAGTTCCTGACGTGGCTGATGTGGCGCTACGAGGAGAACGGCGGGGTCTTTACCACGCGGCTGCACGGCCCGCAGATCGGCTACATGCTGGAGGGGCCGCTGACGTTTTTCCACGCGGGGCAAGGGGCGCACGAGGTGAGCATCCGCAAGGGAAACCCGCTCAACAGCCGGGAGGCCATGGCCTGCCTGCTGGAGGGCAAGCTTCTGCGCAAGGCGAAGTTCGTGATGGCCAGCGGCGACCGGATGTGGACGGCGACGGTCGATGACGGGTTCCTCTTCTCGGCGTTGAAGCTGCCGCCCGGCGAGGGGCTGGATCAGGCGGGGCGCTTCGCCGAGCGGTCGCTGTTTGTGACGGAGTTCCTCGACGCGTGGTTCTGCCTGTTCGGCCTGTTCTTGGCGGAGCGCATCGATGCCAAGGCGTGGTCTCTGCGCGTAAGCAGCATGCGTAATTGGATCGCGACCCGCAACGGGCTGGAGGTGGCCAATGGATAGGTCGTTAACTCATAACTCCTCCCTCCGCACGGCGGAAGTCGCCGGGCGGACGTACCGGGCGAAGGCGTCGACGCGCGGCTGCGACGGCTGCGCGGCGGCGAGGCTGTCGGGCGGGCGGGATCTGGAGCTTTGCAACGCGCTGCCGCCCTGCGCCGGGCATCTGCGGGGCGGTGGCGGGGACATCGTGTGGGCGGCTCCAAGGGGAGCGCCGATGGCGGGGGGCTGAGTGATGAGATCTGACGCGCGAAAAGTTATCAAAGTTCGGTCGCGGCGCGACAAGGCTGGCGACTTTCGGCATTGCGTGCAGTGCTCGCACAGGCCTGGCTGCTCGATAGCCGCGGAAGACCGTGAGGCGACGTGCGCGCGGCTGATCAACAGCATCGAGAGCAGTTGCACGTTGTGTCGGCGCAAGCTAGGCGGGTGCAAGTGGGTGTGTTTCAGGGCGTGGAAAGATTGGAGGATGGCATGATCTATTGTTACTTGAGAGTTTCAACAGATAATCAAGATGTCGATTCGCAGCGCATCGGAATCGAGGAGTTCTGCGCCGCGCGCGGGTGGACAGATCTCGAGTGGGTGTCGGATTCGGGGGTGAGCGGGGCGAAGGACCCGTCGAAGCGGCTGCTCGGTAAGCTACTTAAAAAGGCGGTGGCGGGCGACGCGATCGTGGCGGCGGAGATCAGCCGTATCGGTCGCAAGCTGGACATGATCCTGCAGGTCATCAGAGACTGCTCGGAGCGCGGGATAAAAATATACACAGTCAAGGATCGGTACGTCCTCGAGGATACCATCCAAAGCAAGGTGCTGGTCACGGTGATGGGCTTGGCGGCTGAGATCGAGAGGGATTTGTTGCGTCAGCGCACCAAGGAGGGGCTGCGGCGAGCCGTGGAGCGCGGCGTGACGTTAGGCCGGCCGAAGGGCAGCAGGAGCGCGGTGACCAAGCTGACGTGCAAACAAGATGAGATCGACCGGCTGTTCGGGCGCGGAATGTCGCAGTCGGCGGCCGCGCGGAAGTTGCGAGTCCACCGGCTGACGTTCGCGAAACACATCAGAGAGCGGGGTGTTAAATGGGCGTGATCGATGTCTGCTCTCTTTTAGGGGTGCCGCCGTGCCGCCTGCTGGACGGCAATCTGTATGATGTCGGTATCGAGATGATCGATTTGGATAAGCTGGAGCGGCTTGTTAAGCCGCGCGCCGGGGAGAGTATTGCCGATGCGGTGCGGCGGCGGCACGGCGATATTGCCGAAAGGGCGGTTTTTGATAGTTTTTGTGAGGGCGTGTCCACCACTCCTCACTCCTCACTGCTAACTCCTCACTCGGCGCAGCCGAATGGCGGTGCCGCATGAGCTGCGCTCTGACCGAGTACCGGAGGCCGAGGGTCGCGCCGGGCGAGCTGGCGACGGCGTGGCGGGCGCTGGGCGGGTGGCACCGCGAGGGCGCGGGCTGGCGGCGGGTGTATTGGAGCGGCTGCCGCCGGGCGGGCACGGCCCGCCGCGCGGTGGCGGAGCGCGTGGGCGGCTGGTGGGTTTGGCGTGTGGAGGAGTTCGACCTCCACACGCGGGCGGTCCGGCGGATCGTTAACCGCTCGGCGCGGGGCGTCGGGTATTTCTCGGCGGCGGCGGCGTGGCCGTTCGCGGACGCGGCGGCAAGGGCGGAGTATTGAGGGAGTGAACAGCGAAGAGCGAATAACGAAGAGCGTGGAAAGGCGAGGTGCGAGATGGCGTTGACATTGGATACGATGAAGGAGTGGGAGCGGCAGCTTGTGGTCGGCAGCGGAGGGCCGGCGGTTTTGGAGCATGCCGCGTATCAGGAGCTTAAGCGGGCGTGCGGGAAGTTTCCGAAATTTCCGGACAGGCTGCTGTTGCCGGAAAAGATGCCGTGCGCCCTCGGCGAGCAGCTCGCTGCGGCGCGGGAGTGCAACGACGCGGAAGGCGGTGCGCACGCGTCGGGGTATTCGGTGTTTTGCGAGGAGTTTTTGGAAATGTGCGAGGCGGAGCAGGCTGGCGATCTGGAGGCGGCGCGTAAGGAGCTGGCGCAGGCGATGGCGATGCTGCTGCGGATCGGCATCCACCTGCCGCACTATTGCGAGGAGGCGCGGAAGGCGAAGGAGGCGGGCCATGGCGGGTGAGCTGATGATGCGGGTGGAGCTGCTGGACGGCGTGTACGTGTTGCGGCGGGAGGAGCGCGCGAAGGTGCGGGCAGCGCTGGAGGCGGCGGGCGGGCTCGGGCCTGTGGCGGTGTCGCTGCGGGATGAGCTGCGCCGGGCGCTGGACGGCGTGGAGCGGACGCCCGTTCCGAACCCGTTTGAAGGTGAAGAGGAGCCGCCCGCGCCGTGGGAGAAGGCCGCGCTGAAAAACGTGGCGAAGGAGAACGCCGAGGAGTGCGGCGACTGCCGCGTGCCGCGCTGCCGGTTCTGCGATCTGCCGGGGAAGAGGTCGGGCGGTCGCAAGGATGAGTCGGGGCGGACGGTGGAGCGGTATTACATCTGCCAGACGCCGGGCTGCATCGCGGCGAAGGTGCGGACGCCGCAGCCGCTGGCGCTTTTTTCGGGCGGGAAGTAAGGGTTAAAAAAAAAGGAGGCGGGTATGTGCTGGGACGGATTGACAGTTGAGCAGGCGGCGCGGATCGGCTGCGGGATCGGGTTGTTTCTGTTCGGTTTGACGCTGCTGGCGGTGCTGGCGTTTCAGGCGTTCTTCGCGTGGTGTTTGGCGGAGGACGGCGAGGAGGACGATGAGACCGCGACGGAGCGGCGCGGCCACAGTGAGGCGGAGGCGGAGGCGGGAGAAGGAGGCGCGAAATGACAGGTGCGGCGAACACGACGGGCGAGCATAACGCGACGGTCGAGGCGATTGTCGCGCGGCTGCCGAAAGGCGCGCTGGTGACGCCGATGGACATCGCGGCGGCGATCGGTTTCCGGTCGTCGTCGCCGATCCTCAAGCGGATCGAGTGCGGGGAGATCTCCGCGCTGAATTACGGCACCCCCACAAAGGCACAGTATTTCATCCATCGCGATGTCGCGGTGGAACACATCAGGAGCCGCGCGTCGGGCACGTTCTGAGCGCGCGAAAAAAAAGGAAAAGAGAGCAATGAAGAAACAGGTATCTGTTGAGGTCGCGTCGAAAAACGCGGAGGTCGCGAGCAAAGAGATCCAGCTCGCGAAGATCGAGCAGTTCATCCGGCAGCTCCACGCCGTGGAGCGCCGCAGCGAGGGCGACGCCGTGAAGGCCGCGATCTGCCAGGGGCTCGCGCTGAATTTCGCCAAGCCGCTGCTGTCGGGCGCGTTCACGCAGTGGGCCGCCGACCGGTTCCCGGAGATCGGCCAGACGCGCCAGCATTATTACCGCAAGCTGGCGTCGGATTTCCAGCGCCGGACGGCGGACAGGCTTCCGCTGCCGGACTACCGCGACCGGCAGGGCGTGACGGCGATGATGGCGGTGTTCTCCGGCGGGAGCGAGGCCGACCGGATGATGGACGAGTACATCGGCGAGCGCAGCATGTGCGAGATCCTGCACGAGATCGGCGCGCGGCCCCAGACGCGGCGGGGCGGGTTCGCGCCGGACGTGGTGGAGGCGGCGGCGTTCGTCGGCGAGGAGCGCCCGGACCTCAACGGCGTGCGGACGAGCGACTGGGACGACGAGGCGGTCGGGCAGTTCGGCGCGTGGCGCAGGCGGCGGCAGGCCAGCCCGGCGGACACCGAGCGGCTGCAGTACGAGGCCGCGAAGCATTCGTTCGACCACGCCCTCGCGCGGATCTCGGAACTGGTGAGCGGCTCGACGCCGCGCTACCAGCGCCTGAGCCCCGACGAGTGCGCGGAGGTCGCCCGCCAGCTCCGCGCGTTCGCGGCCATCGTGGCGCGCTGCGCGACGCGGCAGGCCAAGAGCCGCGCGGCAAAAGCGGCAGCCAAACCGGCTGCCAAGGCTCGCAAAACGACGTAAGCAGAGGAGGAGACGACATGTACCCAGCTTTCGAGATCCCCGCGTGCGATGAGCCGGAGTTCGGCCTGCTGCCGGCCGAAGAGCGCAACAAGTGGTTCGCCATGCGCCGCATCATCATGGATGCGGTCAAGGCGCGGCACCCGCGCGAGTTCCTGCGCGACACGGCGGCGGCGGCGGCGCGCGAGGGGCGGGGCCGGGGCATGTCGTTCAAAACGCTCCAGCGGGCGTATTACGCGGTGGCCGCGGGCGAGTCGTGGCGCTGCCTGTGCGACCGCCGACGCCTCTCGGGCGGCGGGAAGTCGCGCTGGGTGACCGAGACGTTCCTCGCTTGGTGGCGGGCGGAGTGCGTACGCTGGACGCGCGGGCACGGCGGATGGGGCGGCGTCGCGGGAGCGCACCGCGAGTTGGTGCGGCGCTACCGCGCGGGAGAGTCGGTCGGCGGGGTGGACTGGACGCAGGTTTGGGACGCGATTTACGGCTCAAGATTCGACCGCCCCGCGACGTGCCCGCCGGACTTCGAGCTGCCGCCCGGCTGGGGTTACGACCAGCTCTGCCGCCGCAAACCGCCGAAGGTTTTCCGGATCGCGGCGTCGCAGGGCAAAGGCCCGGCGCGCGCGCTGATGGCGCAGGCGCATACCACCCGCGAGGGGCTGGAGCCGGGCATGCTCTATGCGTTCGACGACCTCTGGCACGACTTCGATGTGATCTACGGGTCGCAGCAGGTGCGGGTGCTGGAGTTGTGTTGCATCGATGTTGCAAGCGGCGAGAAACCCGTGTCGCTCTTCCGCCCCCGGGTGCGCGACGAGGCCACCGGGAAGCGTACGAACCTGTGCGAGGCCGACATGGTGCTCGGCGTCACGCACCTGCTGTCGACGGATGGCTACCACCGCGACGCCTGCAAAATCCTGTGCGAGGGCGGCACCGCGCATCTGCCGGATGAGTATATCCGCCGCCTCGACGCGCTGACCGGCGGACGCGTCAAGGTCGAGTGGGCGAAGCCCGACCGCTCGCCCGCACTCGCTTGCCACTGGCGCGGCCCGGCGAAGGGCAACCCGCGCGGCAAGCGTTGGGTGGAGTCGTCGCACAACCTCTCGCACAATGTGCTCGCCAACCTGCCCGGACAGCTCGGCTCGGACAGCCGCAGCAACAAGCCCGAGTGGGTCGAGACGCGCCAGCGCGCCGTGCAGCTCATGGTGGATGTCGCCGATGCCGTCATGCTGCCCGAGGAGGCCGCAGCGTTCCGCCCGCCGATCATGCGCTACGCTGAGGCCGTCGAGATCATCACGGAGGCCTACAGCCTGATCAGCTCGTCGCGCAACCATAAGCTGGAGGGATGGGCGCGGAACATGAAGCTGCGTTGGCGCACGAACCCGGCGGACCTCTGGCACGAGATGGATGAGCTGGCCGCGTTCGAGCCGCCCGACCGCATGATGGTCGAGGCTATCATCCGGTCGCGCAACGCGCGTTACGTGGAGGAGGTCCGCATGTCTCGTCGTGAGGTGTGGCTCGCCGGACAGCCCGCGATGGTGCGGATCGCGCCGCACCACGCCGCCGCGCTGCTCTACGAGCTGGCCAAGCCGCGTAAAGTGCCCGCCTCCGCCGAGATCTGCTTCGACGATGCGGAGCTGGAGTCCGCGCCGATGATCTATCGGCTCCC